GTTCAAAATGTCATCGTGAAATGGAATTGATGGCCTTTGGTACAGTTCCAATTGTGACACCGGAAGTGACTATACATTCTTATATGGATCCATTGGTCGAAGGTGTACATTATATCTTTGTACAATCTCCCGATGAAGTAAAAGATACATTATCCAGCATTTCTATAGATAAATGGAAATATATGTCGTCCGCTTGTTATGAATGGTACCAGCGTAATATACACAGTGATCATTGTTGGAATACTATGATATCAAATATACTCTATGATTAGTTTTGGAAACTACTGCTAGACAAAGAAATCACATTTTTGTTTTTTGATTGAAATTCCGCAGCTCTGGTTTGACATATGCATATTTTGTTCTATCCCTATCCCATTTATCGGCTTTATTGCGTGAAAGTGCACACAGCACTTTATTATAATTATTTGGGTCACAAAACTCGTTAATCCCTGTTTCAGGTAATTGTGAGTTATTAACAGATGTTTGGGGTGGAAGTTGTTGTCGTACTTGTACTTGTTGTGCGGGTATTTGTACTTGTACTTGTTGTGCGGGTAGTTGTGGAGGTGGTTGTTTTGGAGGTGGTTGTTGTGGAGGTGGTTGTTGTGGAGGTGGTTGTTGTGGAGGTGGTTGTTGTGGGGGTGGTTGTTGTGGAGGTGGTTGTTGGGTTACAACATTGCGGCAATCCACACAATAATTTTCATAATATTTCATATTAGTTAAAAACCATAAAACAGTAAATAATATAGAGTGTAATAATACAACTAATAAACTCGGTGTTTTGTATTTTAATAAAATTCCGGGCGTACACGCCATATATAGGAATATGGTGATAAAAATCATAAATCTTATTATTTATTGAGAATATTTTTCCTAGAGACCGTCTTCCTTTTCCAAAACATTACTTTGGGTGGGCCTGGCGAGCGAAGCGAGCCTAGAAAAAAAATTTTTCGGGGTATCTTTGTGGGTGTTGTTGATGATATCTCGACAAAGGAGGTTGTAAAGTAGAGAAACTGAATGGATGTGAATGTATCCTGTTATTATTTTGTTCTATGACCTTGATGTATGGAAGCCCGCAAAGCGGGCTTCCTCTACATAAAAGTGGAAGGATGGGATCATAAGGGAAACCTTGGTTTCCCTTAAGGTCTATCCGCGGTTTTGTAGCCAATTGGCTACAAAACCGTGGGTAGCCTATATCCTTTTCGTGGATAAATATATTTATCCACGAATAGAGATTAATAATTTGTCTCCATAGAACAGTATGAATTTACAATTTACTTTTTTAGATGGAAACTCTTCCTCTTCGGGTGTGGGTGGGGATCTGACCAAACGCGAATATTTTCAAACCCGAACGCCCGTACCGAATTTTAGTCAAATCATTCCTGGGTTATACGTTGGGAATGAAATCGCTGGGCGCAATTCCGGTGATCAATTTGATTTAGTGGTAAATTGTACTCCCGATGTTCCTTTTCATCCTGGCTGTAAAAAAACCGTTCGGATTCCGATCGGTGATGATCCGATTGAGGTAAGCAATATGTACAAGTATATTGTAGATACCAATGTCTTGGAACAAATGCATCAAACCTTGCAAAACTATCAACCTGTCTTGGTCCATTGTCACCAAGGTATCTCTCGTTCCTGTACTATTGTGGCCTGTTATTTGATCAAGTATCAAAATATGTCTCACTCACAAGCCATCCAGTTCATCAAAATGAAACGTAATATTGCTTTCCAATATGGTGTCAATTTCAAACCCGTGATGTTGTTGGCAGAAAAACAAAAAATATAGGAATCTAGATTTTTGTTTGGGGGGGTTTTGTTTGGGGGTTTATTGATTGAGTATTTGTTCTATATGTGTGCATAGAAAGGCGCCTAGTAAAACCCACATATTGATGATATGTCCTTTTGTGAATTGAATGGTCCACGATAGTCCATTGCAATGGGGTGTGGCTATCATAAACGACGACATCATCCACCCGTGAATCGTCAATGGAACACATAGATGAGAATATAAGTGTACAGAAAGAATGTGTACACTTATAATGACTGCATATAGAATGACGACTCTGCGTATCGTGTAGATCATCGTCTCACTGAATAATTTCAACATTTTGGTTTTGGGTTTGTTTTGTTTTTTTTTGAAAATTCAACTTTTTATTGGGTAAAATGTTATTGTATTATATAAAATGTCAGAAGAACAAGGTAAACTTTTATTAATTAGTGACATAGAAGGATGCGCAGCAGTTGATTTTTTTTCTAAAACGCCCCAAAATGTAGAAATGTGTACACACGAATTTTTCGAGTCTATTAAAGCATTTTTGAAAAAAAATACGAAAAATGAAGTTGCCTTTTTAGGTGATTATTTTGATAAAGGTTCTGGCGTTGTTACAACAATTACCAGTATTGTAAATTTAAAAAAAGAATTTGAAGATCCCGATAAAGATCGTGTTCATATTATTTTTGGAAATCGTGATATTAATAAATTTCGATTAGCATATGAATTGAAGGGATTATTCGAAATACCTAAAGCCGGTTGGACTTTATGGAGTGGTTTTTATAGCTCTTATAACTCTTATAACTCTTATGCCCCCACCGACAAAATTTTTGAAAGATTTGACACTATTCTTGGAAATAGTATGGGTGCTGGATTGCCTCAAGGATCTTTAATAGATCCAGACTTGATAACTGCAATAGACGGCCAAAAAATAGGTGCATATTATTTATCAAAAGTATTTGATAATTCGTTGGAACCGAAAGATTTTGGAATTGCAGATGATCAGATTGATGAATCCTTACGTACGAAGTTAGACAAATTTATTCTTGATTGTAAAGAATTTTTTAAAATGGGAAACATTGTAGAATATATTAAGGAATTTAATACATTATTAAGTCACGCCGGTGGTATTTCACCTGCAATTTATCAATATCAAATACCTGTACCTGAATTTACGGATGGTAATTATTTTCAAAATATAGAAAATTATAGAAAATTGTTGCAACTAGAAGGAGTTGTAAACGAATCTACAACGCCATTTGACTCTGCTATTTATGAACACAGGAAATTGTATAGTGATTTTGTAACTGAATTTTTTGGAGAACCTACTAATGCATTACATAAACATATAATGTTACAAGCAATGGGTTTAAAACCTGACGATGACGACAAACCTTTTATATCATTTATAGATTCTTGCATTCATATAGGAAGTAAACCGTGTAGTGGTCATAAAAGAGATGAACAAATTGCATTTGATGTATTAGGTGGTAAAAATGTAGCTCACGGTCATGTTCCTCATTGTACAACAGTACCTTTAATTTTCAAACGTCAAAATGTGGTATTTATTTCTTGTGATACAAGTAATGGATATAGACCTTCTAAAAGTCCTACTTTCCTAGCATTTGTAAGTAATAATGAATTTGGAATAATGGTTTATAAACCTGACGTTGGAATAATGGTTTGTAACCCTGGCCTAGGCGAAGTGCCGTCAACATACGGTAAAGACAATAAAAGTGAAAATGTATATAATGCTTTATTGAATGTATGGAATGCGGACAACCTTCCTATTTATGAAAATAATGACATTATATATGATGGGATTAGATTGAGAACTAAAGGTGCGCTTAACCCACGTATGTTTGAACCCATAGTTACTGATGTATCCGGAGGAAAAAAACGTACAATGAAAAAAAGAAAAACCAAACGAAAAAATAGAAGAAATCGTAAAACCAAAAAGAAAATGTGCAGACATTTCAATTGCAAATGATGAATTTTATCCGATCCGGATTTTTTTCCGTGTACTATGTTCATCTTCAAAGATGTACATTTTAAAAACGCGTCGTGTGAAATTTTCATAATTACATCGCGTGGTAATACGCGTCAGTAGTTTCAGACGTTCTACATAGACCGCATAGGTATACATTCCCTCCTTTTTCTCCATCTTGTCAAACAGCAATCCCACGTGTTCTTCTTTTAGTAGCTCCGGGTTTTGCGTGCATTTGTTGATCAAATCGCAGTTCATTTCGACCTTTCGGATCATCCGCATCGTTGTATTGATATATTCCATCTTGGCCAGCCAATTTTCTATGAAATGCTCTGCGGGTTGGCTCATTGCGCATCCCTGCACGGTTTTGATAAAGGTCATATAATTCAGCAAATCGACCAGTCTGCGAATGGGACTCGTGATTTGTGTATATTCCTCGCGATCTTCCTCGTAATAGTTGACATATTTCGCATTGAGATTTTCCTTTTTATAGTGCTGCAATATTCGTTTTTCGTCGGTGGTTAACTGGGGGGTTGGTGTGGGTGTGGGTGATTGAGTCTGGGTCTGGGACCTGTTGTTTTGCAATAGGAATAACGGGTTCGCACGATAAATGCCCGTTTTGTGTTTCGCCAGCATTCTCCCACATTCCCGGTTCATACGGACCATCCAATAGGCCACCACATCATAGCTCGTCATCACATTTTCGTCCAGTTTTGTCGTCGTATCATAGAGCATACGATAGTGTTTGTCCGCCAAAAGTGCCTTGTCTTCGTAGGCATAATTCTTGGACACTCGGATTTCGCCATTGTAAAACCGGGGTTCTTCCATTGTCCCGTCCTCATCTATGTCCACCTCCATCACAAAAGCAAAACGGTTCTCTTTTTCTTGTAGGCTGCACAGAGATTCGGACAATATGGTGGGGAGCATCGGTCGGCGATAATCGGGCAGATAAATCGTCGCCACTCTTTCGCTGAAAGATTTCCATAAGCCAAACGCCTCTATCCAAACATAGACATTGGCGATGTATATGCTGATACGGGTGATGGGTTTTTCTGTAGTCGTCTGGGTTAGGGTTTCGATGGAAAATCCGTCGTCATAGTCCAGACTGTTTTGCGGATCGATGGTGAATATATATGCGTCGGTTTTGTCTGTTATGGGCGGAATACTGGCCAGTTGTTTGATCTGGGTTCGGTATTCTTGGATCGATTGCCTATTCATTGCCTTCCGGGTTTCCTTCGTCATTTCCGTGATCGATGTATGCAGCGATTTGGAGTACAATTGGTATTCGTAAAAGGCATCTATGTGATTGACTGTTCCCAGGGTTTCCTCGATTTGTCCACGGGGATGTTTTCCCTCCCAATGGACCACACTGAATATGACGTATTTATTGAGTGTCGTTTTGCTGAACCCCAATTTGTTCTCGTAGGGGACCAAGAAGATGGGGAGTCGTTTGTCATCGGGAATGCATTTGTACAAGAGCCGTTTGTGGTTTTCGGTTCGGCCATAGGTTTTGCCATCCTGGAGGATGAGAATTCCCGCGTGTTTCTTGTTGAGACGTGTGGGTGAATGGACGACTTCGTATTTGTACGTGGTTTCTGAATTGTTTTGCTGTATGATGTCGTTGGTGAACCATTTTTGTGTGAATGGCGATGTGGTGATTTCATTTGTGTCGAGTTCTTTGTTGGTTTCTGCGTCGTGATAGGCCCATTTTGTATATTCGCGGTCGTGTATGAGTACCCGAATGGATTTCCTCATTGATTTGGATTTTTGATCAATTTCGTGTTTTGTTCTTATTCCTGTTTTGTCTCATTGATTTTTTCCTTTGTTTATGCAAAACACTACTCTTTTTGCATCAACTTTTTCTGGGTTTTAGGGTTCACCTTGCAAAACACTCTTTTGGAAAAAGGCTAAAAAGGCGGAAACGGAAAGGTTGAAATCCTTGTCCGATGAAAGAAACTCGATGCGCTTTGGATCGATGAAAAACATTCGTTCGTTGATCAAGATAAAGGACTCTATGGAGAAGGATTTTATAAACAGTCCCTTGATTTTCATATATTCCATTTGTTGCATCGTGTCTTTGATGAAATTCTGGATGTGGAAAAAGTCCAAGCCTGAATTCTTGTAATGATAGATCGATGGCACATTGCGGCGGTGAAACAGGAAGGTTTTGAGCGGTACAACTTGGAATTTGTGTTTGGGCAAAAGTACAATGATGTCGTGGTTTGATGTTTGAGTGTGAATGAGTTTTTGTGTGTTCAAGATGGATTTGTACATTGGATCCTCATTGGCGGAACTGATAAACGGATTGATGTACATTTGTATACGTTTGAACCATCCATCTTTCGGGCTTGGGATTTTGACTTGGTCTTGGGTTTTGTCGATGTCTGGGTCTTCGGGTTTTTTTGCATTTGAAGAATGAATGCGGACATTCTCCAAACCCATACCTTGGAAAAATTCGCGATTGTAGACCAAGGAGAGGTTGATCTCTGGCTGGGCTTTGAATAAGATACGTATATTTCGTTTGGTTTCTTCTATACTTGTCATTATTATACGGGGACAGAATTTTCAAGAAAAAGATACTCTTGGTTTATTGGTTTATTTGGTAGTCTAGTTATTTCGAATCACTGTATCCATCGTTCCTTCCTGTGTATGTTGTTTTACAATGTCTGGATCGACCCGCAAAATATTGATTTGTTTGTTCTTTCCCAGTTCATATATTTTTACATCTACTATTTTATCGATGAATTTCATAGCATCTTTTATTTTTTCAATACTGTGATTGTTTACAATGTATGCGTGTGACAAATAACAACTATGTATGGTTGGGCAATCAATTTCATATATATCATCGGAAATACGTTTTCCATTATTACCCAACATTCCCAATATGATTATATCAAATTTGATATTGTTATGTTGAATATTGTTCAGAATTTCCTTTATGGCTTCATTGAATTTGGGTTCAAGGATAAAATCATCCTCAAAGACGATGCTTATATCAAGTTTGTTATGTTCCGGTTGTTTGATTTGTTCCAAACATTTCAAGTGACTTAGATAAATAGCCACTTCATTTTTTCGATTGATTAATTTTTTGTTGAAATTGATGTTATTATCGTCATATATGTTTGGGGTGAGTAATCCCTTTGAAATGAGTTTATCTAGATCTAAGTTTTTACCCACAATTGCGTCTATTATTCTCTTTTTAAATTCAAAACCACTCGTTTCATTTCTTAGTTTTTGAAATTGGGTTTCAATATTTTTCATTCTATCTGGTTGTCGCATTGTGATTACATAACAATTGATATTTGTTTGTTCTGTTTTAAATTGTTCTGTTTCTATCACATTAAAAATGCAATATAGTACGACACAAAATAATAGACATAATAAAATATATTGGTAATGTTTTTTTTTCATATATATATTTATATTACATATATATATGAATATTCATTTTTGCACATTTGGATCAAATGGGTTTGAAAAAACATTGGAAAGAATTGAAAAACAGGCTGTGGAGTCCAAGTATTTTACACACTTTCACATTTACAATCATTTGAATCTAGCGTCTCTCGAAGAACACAAGGCCTTTGTCCAAAAAAAGCGGCGCGGATATGGGTATTGGATTTGGAAACCCTTGGTGATTTTAGATGTTATGAGCAAAACCAGCATTGGCGATATTATATTTTATTGTGATGCGGGTTGTCAAGTCTTGACCGATAATAAGCGACCTCAATTGTTCCAAAAATATGTCGATGATGTCCTTGCTCATCCATCTCACCGATTGGGGTGGTCCATTAATCAAAAAGAAGAATCGTGGACCAAACAGGATTTGTTTGAATATCTAGATATGGATCACGATGAGTACAAAAAGAGCCGACAAGTGTGTGGCGGATTGCAGATGATTGTTTATACTGCGGAAAATCGACAATTTATGGAGGAGTGGTTGAGGATAATGACTGTGGACGATTATCATTATGTAGATGACACTCCTTCCCTTTCTCCCAATTGTGAGGGTTTCGTAGAACACCGACACGACCAATCGGTTCAAAGTCTCTTGAAAAAAAAGTGGGGGTTTTGTGATCAACTTACTGGTATACCCGATACTATACCGATCCATCCATCTAGACGTAGAGACCGATAGACATTATTTTTCTTTGAAACAGTGTTCACAATAGCAAATGCGTTTTGATGTTTCTGGATTGATGTCGACCCAGTCAAATATATAGTGATGATTGCAATGCGTCTCTAAATAATCGTCGATGTATTTTAATATGCGACGATAATAGATGTTTTGATTTTCTGTAGGAATACTTTTCAGAGAAATTTGTGCTGCGACCAAGAGTCTGATATCTTCGGGGGTGGTTTTGGTTTCCTCCATGTCTGATTCTATGCTCAATGTAGTATCCATTGTCTATTGTATATGACTCGAAATTGTTTGATGTTTTGGTTTTGTTTGATTTGTTTGTCTTTAAATATATCAACTTTTCAAGGTTAGATTAGCAAAATAGACTCTTTGATTGGTTCTTTGTCCAAGATCTTGGTTGAGGTTAGCAAAACATTCCTTTTTGTTTGACTCTTTGTCCAAGATTTCTTTTGAAGGGTCGTTGAATATACTCTTTGTCTGGTTCTTTGTCCAAGATCTTTGTTGAGGTTAGCAAAACATTCCTTTTTGTTTGACTCTTTGTCCAAGATCTTTGTTGAGGTTTGGTTTGATATACTCTTTGATTTGGTTCTTTGTCCAAGATTTCTTTTGAGGTTAGCAAAACATACTCTTTGATTTGACTCTTTGTCCAAGATCTTTGTTGAGGTTAGCAAAACATACTCTTTGTCTGGTTCTTTGTCCAAGATTTCTTTTGAAGGGTCTTTGAATATATACTCTTTGTCTGGTTCTTTGTC